ACAACCAAAAACATTTTCACTAGATATAGCGTTTACAACGCCAAAAAAAAGACTCACAATAAAAGCATGTTCAAGAAGGCCGGAGCGTGGCTCGTAACCAACGTACTAGAAAACGTTGACATCGAAGTCACCGTCGAGGATGGACTATACGTCCATATCATCATCAAATGGAATGACATAGTCATTCTAGACCGAGAAATAGGCAGGTATGCCACAGGAGAGACCCATGCGGAGCAGACGAAATTCCAGACGCCGAAGAGGTAACAGAAAACGCAGAGGCGGACGAGCCAAGACCTCGAAACGACGCTACGCCGACCGCGGCGGATACAGGCTCTAACAATGTGTTGTGTATCAAACCAATACAAATCAAAGCCGTCGACGGCAGACTACCATGCGGAAAGTGCGACCCCTGCAGGAGACAGTGGGCAAACCAATACGCACTCAGAATGAAACACGAGGCGGCTTACCACGAACAAAACTCATTCGTCACACTGACGTACGACCCAGACAACGAACCAAACGAACTACTACTCGACGATCCAATCAAATGGATCAAACGACTACGAAAACAAATCAAAATCCGCTACTTTCTCGCGGGCGAATACGGCGAAACACGTGGAAGGCCGCACTATCACGCAATACTATTCGGCACTCAGGACCCTGAACTCATAGAAGCCACCTGGGGGAAAGGCTACATTGCAGTCAAAGGCGTCGGACCCGACGCCTACAGGTACGTGGCAAACTACCTACAAAAAGACCAGGGCAAAGCGCCGCCGGCCGGACGGCGCCCGCCCTTCACACTCAAGAGCAATGGACTCGGACGACAATACGCCATAGAGCACGCTCAACAAATCCTAGACCAAGGCATAACAGTTAACGGCCAAAAAATGACCATACCGCGGTACTACCTCGACGTCATACAAAACGCCTACGACTACGACCGAGAATCAATCATGTACCGAATTCACAAAGATCAGGAGGCAGCCCTAGACAGAACACGCGCCACAGTAGAAGGAATAGATCCAGAAACAGTCTGGCAAATGGTCCAAGACCATCCAAAAAACAAAGACCGCGACACCAAACGGATCAAACAACTCAAGCAGAGGAGCAACAACCTATGATGAGAAACATTTACGTATTCTACGACCACACAGCACAAGAATCTGGTGCACCAAGATGCATCAAAAACGACGGACTCGCACTACGTTGGTTCGAACACGAAATGAAAGAAATACCAGAGAAGAACGAATTCTCTCTCGTCTGCATAGGAAAGTACGACAACGAGTCATGCGTACTATTCCCAGAAACAGAACGGGAAGTCATACCGACCGTCAACACGGAGACAGAAACCGAATGAACAAAGCATTCAAGAAAACCGGAGGAATACGCCCCGGCAAAAGCGCGTTCGATCTTTCCTTCGAACACAAAACCACCTGCAACATGGGAGAACTTATACCGATCGCCATAAAGGAAGCACTCCCAGGAGACGTATTCTCCATCGGAAACGAGATAGTGATACGGATGCAACCAATGGTCGCACCGATCCTACATCCAATCAACGTCAGCGTTCACTGGTGGAACGTGCCCAACCGGATAATGTGGCACGACAACCTACCATCAGCAGGAAATTGGGAAGACTACGTAACTGGCGGCCCAGACGGAACGACCGCACCAACGCTGCCAGTACAAAACGGACCCTACACGAGCAAACAACTCGCCGACTATCTCGGCTTCCCGCTCGGCGTAGCACTCGACGGAGTGAAACCGGTCAGATTCCCAACAATCGCCTACAACACCGTTTATAACGAATGGTACCGAGACCAAACACACATCACCGAAGTCTCAGTCACACAGAACACAATACTCAAACGCGCATGGGAAAAAGACTATTTCACAGCTGCCCTACCATGGCAGCAAAGAGGCACAGCGCCAGCGTTCCCAATATCGGGAACAATAGACATCGAAGGCGTAGACGAAGACATTACAATGACGGAGGACGGAGACTGGCCACCAACCGGAGCTGTCAACATGCAAATAGGCGCTTCTGGAAACCTACAACTCAACACAGCCGTACTCAGCGGAGACACGCGTTGGGACAACACCGCACTCCAAGTAGACCTCGGCACAGCAACAACCTTCGACGTATCAGACCTAAGACTAGCGTTCCAAATCCAACGATGGCTGGAACGAAATGCACGCGGCGGAGCTCGCTATCCAGAATACCTATGGAATCACTACGGCGAAGCACCAAGAGACGAACGACTCGAACGACCAGAATATATCGGCGGCTTTAAAGCCCCGATCATCATATCTGAGGTACTTCAAACATCAGCAACAGGAATCGGTTCCGAAACAACGCCACAGGGAAACCTAGCCGGACACGGAATCAGCGTAGACAGACAGGCAATCGGCAAATACCGAGTCAAAGAACACGGTATCATCATCGGCATAATGTCGATCATGCCGAAACCAACCTACAGCAGCCAAGGCGTAAGCCGCGAATGGATCAAATCCTCGAAGTACGACTACTACGTGCCCGAATTCGCAAACCTCAGCGAACAACCAATCTATGAAGGAGAACTATATTGCGACGGAACACAATCACACCACGAAACAGTGTTCGGTTACATCGGACGATACGACGAATACCGATACTCCAGAAGCATCGTCACAGGAGACATGCGATCCGACTTCGACGAATGGCACCTCGCACGACAATTCACCAGCAGACCATCACTGAATCAAAGTTTTATCGACTGTGACCCAGACACACGCATATTCGCAAACGAGAGCGAAGACGGATTCATCGTCTCATGCGGAAACATCATCAAGGCAGTCAGACCGATGCCGATCATCAGCAACCCAGGTCTAATAGACCACTAAGGACCAAAAATGAAGTTCCAAACACACTACGTCAGAAACGAACGCACCGGAGAGCAGTTCACTCCGGACACAAAAACCGAACAAACCGGCTGGCTAACCACACAACAGCACGTCGAACGACTCATACAAGCCGGAGAACGACTCGAAGCCGCAAGAAAAGAACAATTCCACTTTCTCAACAACCACGATATACCCGAAGACTTCGAAGAAATACCAACCGAACCACACTACGATCCGATAACCGCACAGGAGGAACTCAGTGAAATCAACCGACGACTATACGAAGCCGCAACAAACCAAGCAACAGCAGATATCGAACCTGGAGAAGGAGCTCAAAGTCTGGAACGAACTCCAGCAGTTCCACCAAAAAATGAGGAACAGAGCGAGGATGAGACAAAAAGCAATCAACCAGAAGATTGAAAACCTCCGTCAGCAAGACCTACCGTTCTAAAAACGACACCAAAGGTGTCGATGGCCTACACTGTCTCAAGTAAACAGTGTAGGCCAAGGAGACAACCATGATAGACATAGGATCGCTCGCATCAGGAGCAGGATCCATAATATCCGCGGTCGGACAAAACCGACTCGGAAAACAAGCGCAAGCACTCGAAGAGAAAAACTTCAAATGGCAACAGGAAGTCAGCAACAGGAACTACCAACACACGCTGGATACGTTCAACTATCAAAAAAACCTGCAACAACAAATCTTCGGACGCGAAGACAACTCCGTACAGAGACGAGTCAAAGACCTCGAAGCCGCAGGGATCAACCCAATACTCGCGGCTGGACAAGGAGCAAGAGCAGGATCGGCCGTTGCAGTATCGTCACCACGAAAAGACACGCCTCAGAGAAACTTCCAACAATCGATGGCCCTTAAAGGAGCAGCATTGAGGGAAGTAGCAGACATATCAAGAACAATAGCCGAAACGCGGGCAATCAACGCACAGGCTGGTAACCTGGAGGCAAAAACCACCGGACAAGAAACACAGAATACGATCGCCCAAGCGACCGTGGACTCAGAAATAGCAAGAATCAGAAACGGAGCAAGAATATCACGACAGGATCTCGACAGGGCAAGAACAGAAAACAAAATCGCTATAGAACGCCTAGAGCAAGCGAAAATAGGAACAAGCATAGCCAAGCTCGAAAAGCAATGGCAATACGGTTTAGACGATTACATTACCAAATACCATCCTGGGGTAACGCCGGGAACCTACAACGGAGTATGGTCCCCTCGAACCCAGGAATACCTATCACTCACCTACAAAACCGAAATGGCCAAAAATCTCGCAAAGCTATCACCTGCAACCCAAGTATCAAAATGGCTGTCGCCACTGATTGACATGATATTCTAAAAGGCTCAGCCCCCCCATGAGCGGAAGATCATGGGGGGAAAGAACGATACCCCCCAAAGCAAAAAAGGGGGGTATCTAAAAAAACTCAAACTTCTCGAGCAAACTCACCTACACCATATATAGCGTACAACCAAAAACATTTTCACTAGATATAGCG